GAAACAGGCTGGTTGCCTATAAAAGACATACTTAATGCTCCGTTAGCCGTGTGTCAAGAAGTAGGATACATGGTTGTAAAAAATAAACAAAAAATAGTTATGATGCGCTCCTGGTGCACCGATAAAGATGATAATCATGGTGGTGGAGCAATAGCAATACCAACAGGTTGGGTAACAAAGATAGAGTATTTACAGGTCGCTTATTCAGAGTCAACGTAGTTGTCAAGAAAACAATTTTAAAAAGTTCTGTTGAAGTTCAAAAAAATATGTTTACATTACTTTCTCACCAAAATTAACAATCAACAGGAGAAAATATGACAGAACAAGAATATTTAAGCGCTATAGCTAACCTCGCTGATAAGGTGAGTAGATATCACGAAAGACTTATGGCGGCGGAAAGAGATTTAGAAAGACACATTAACAGTGCTGAACAACATCGATGTGAAAGTTGTCAGTGCGAGGATTAATTATTTTCCAGTCTCGCTTTCAGTGCCAGGCATTTTAACGACACGGATGGTTATATCCTTGGCTTTAGTTGAAGCCCAAGGATTACCACAGTCGTTACAATTACCTGTAGCTTGTTCTTCTTCATCAACTTCTGCATTACAATTCTTACAATAAATTTTTACATACACCTCTGGTTTTAAGATAGGCACCTCTTTACCTGCAACCATTTCTGTTCCTATCTGTTCTGCGTCTTGTACTTTTCTACCAATTGACATTATAAAATCTCCATAAAGTTTATTGAAAATTTAAGACCACTACCTTTTACTTTTACAGTATCACCCTGTTCCAAAACTTGTGTAGTAGTCAAATGTTTTACAGCGTTATTGTTTACACTTTCATCAAGTATATGAGTTTCAACAGATGCACTGCTGTCGTTGATAGATACTTCTGCTGTTACTGCACCGCCGCTTTTATTAGAAACTGTCACATTTTTAAGTATAAATGTAGCAGGTTCAACTGGTGGTGTTGTACTTAAATTTGATGCTGGTACAGTAGCTATTACCACTAATGATCCCGTGCCTGTTGCACTCACTCTTTTAAAATTATCAGCCAAGGAAAAAGGTCCTTCTAGTTGAGTCTTCTTTTAAATCTTCTTGAAAACCGAAGTTTAATTGTTGTGTAATTTGTTCAAGAATACGAATTAGTGTATCAAACTGTAGAGCTTCATATTCTTGTGTCGCTGTAGGTAATACAGTTGTATTAATTTTAGCCATTATCTGCCTCCATCTGGTTTAATATCTAGTCTTAGTGTACCATAACGCCAATCAGAATCCAAAGTATTACTAGTTATTTTTACGTTTGTTTGTCTACCTCTGCCACGTAAATCAAAAAATCTAGTCGTATTAGTTACATCTCTGCTTATTGTTGTGCCTGTATCTGACGGATATGTTTTAAAACCCATTGTTAAATTAGCTGTGCCTATTTGATTTTTAAAGTCTGGTATACCTCTACTTACAGACAGTATTTGTTGTCCATCTTGTATGTCAAAATCACCAGAAGTAATAAATGCAGTCATAGCTGTTTGGTCATCATTAACACCTTCTTCGTGTTCATAAAATATAGAGGCACCCGCTGTTACGCCTTTTACTGTAGGGGTAGTTGGTATGTCTGCAGTGTTGTATTTTGTTGCATATGGTCTTTGGTAAACACCATAATCTGTCCAAGTAGTTCTAGCTAGGTTTGATGTATACCAAGTTTTCTCAAGATAGTTGTATGTAACAGATCTGTTTATTTGATTAGAAGTATTAGATGCATAAAACCAAGTAACTTCATTAAACTCTGAGTTTACACCAGCAAATGTTTCTGGCTGTTGTGTTATTGAAAAGTCTTCAAATACATAGTCTTGTACACTACATGGTATTTTTTTGACAGCTCCATCGTAAAGATAGAAAGCGTTCTGTGACATCCAATAAGCTATACCATTTACATCTACAGCTGAGTGTACACCTACAGCGCCACAGTTTGCACCGATTTGTACAAGAGAAAAAGTAAAAGGTGCACCTACAAACTGTAATGCGTTTAGTGATGTATCTGTCCATACCAATACGGCATTACGTGATCTTACAGCCGACACAATCTTTGATCCATCTTGTATTCTAAATGACCCAGCAGTATTGGTAGCTGTTGGTACGAAATCATTTGTTGTTTCTTGTGAGGCAAATCGTAAAAATAAATCATCTTGTGTAGTTGAATTACCTATTACTGTTTCTGTGCCAAACAAAAATACATGTCTGTCAGGCATTGATACTAAATTAAATCTAGAGTTTGTTGGTGTATTAGAGATTGCGTTTGCTCGCACGCCTGTTCCGTTGGACGTGTCCCATAAGAATGTTTTGCCTTTACTTACAGTAGCGATTAGGTCTTCACCAAAATTGTCAAAAGACCAATTACGTGCATCAAGTGTAACTGTTGATGATGATCTTGGTGTATTCCAAGCATCAACGTTCCATGCATCTGTTCCCCAACCATAACCATAAGCTGATTGATCTGTGCCTATTGATATTTGATATTTTAAATTACCAGAACCGCCACCACCAGATGTCGATCCAGAAGCTGCGCTTGTGTGTGTAACTTTATAACTGTTTGCGTCCACCACTGTTGTAATCTCAAACTCTGCGTTCATGTCTAATCCATCAATCGCAGAAAAAGAATCAAAGGTTACAAAATCACCTTGACCTGCACCATGACTTGTGTGAGCCACAGTAACTGTTGTAGTGCCATTTGTTGTAAATGGATTTGTTAATGCTGCTTCTAACCTAAGAGGTGTTACATCATATGCCGTGCCTTCAGAGTATACGTAAAATTTTCTATCTGTTCCGAGAGCCGTGTATCTTACACCATTAAGATCTGTCCATGTATGAATACCTCTTACAACACCTATAAGTGTATCTGGTATGAGTTTCTGCCAACCACCTACCTTTTGTGGTAAGCCGTAGTGAAACCTAACATTGTCAGAATCAACCCAACGTCCCTCTGCACCATACTCTGTATCTTGTTTATCTATACCAGGTGCTATGTTTAATTTTGCTAATGGCATTATGCAATCCTCATGAATCTAAACACTATTTCACCAGCTCCGCCAGGGCCACCATTAGCACCTTGTTCGGTACCACCGCCACCACCACCTGATCCACGACTACCTGTTTTTCCAACTTGACCTGATTCAGGTGAGCCACCATTACCTGCATCACCACCAGCTCCTCCAGCAACTTGACCACTAAAAGAAGCGGCACCACCAGCTCCAACTCCATTTGAGTTGTCACCTGGATAGTCAATACCATTATTTCCTGCAGCGCCACTTCCTGATTGATTAAAAGATCCAACAGGACCGCTTGTGAAACTTGTAATGTTTAAACCATCTACTGTTGTCCCAGAAGTTAATTTGGTTGCAATTTGACTTATAGTTCCTGCAACGCCACCTGTTAAATTAGATCTTGGTCCTTGTACACTACCTCCTGATACTTGACCTGAACCACCCCCTGTTAGTGTAAATAAAGCACCTGTAGTTGATCCAGATAAAGATGTGTTTCCTCCACCAGCAGGGCCACCCCCTGAATAAACAGTGGTACCAGCAGCGCCAGCAGCGCCAATTGTAGGAGTGAGTGTTTCACCACCTGTTAATGAAAATACAACATCTGATAGAAAAGCTCCTGATCCACCCCCTGGTCCACCTTGTTCAGCGCCAGCTTTGTCATAATCTTGTCCTCTATTACCACCACCTCCGCCACCTACGGCAGATTGTATGTGAATTGCATTTGCATTTGTGGGTACGGTTATGTTTGCATTTGTAGCTGTAGTAAAAGATGTGGGTGTTTCAAAAAGGGTAAAGACTTCTCTCCAGTTACCACTGTCTTTTACAAAAATATTTGTTACAGTTTTATTTGTAAATGATGTACCATCACGAATAAAAAATTCGCTTACTTCTCTAAAAGAACCACCATCTTTAACATAAAACTGTGTCATGCATTAGGATGTATATTTTAACCATATGTCGCCATCAGATCCACCACTTGGATCACCAGTGGCAACTGTTCTTGTACCGACACCGTTTGTTCCTAAATTTGCATTTACAAAACCCTGTACGTCTGAACCAATGGCTACCCCTAAATTTGTTCTAGCCGTAGCTGCAGTTCCAACGTCACTTAAATTGTTTGATGCTTGTAAAACTCCAGAGATATTTGCTCCAGAAATTTTGTATCGTATTGATTCATATGTAGGCATATTATTTCTCCAATAGTTTCCAGCCAAATGTTGCTCCAGAATAAACTAAAGCAAACCCTGCACCTTCTGTTGCTACAGTTAAGTCGGATGTTTGTCCGTCTATTTTATGGCTATTTCTTGCAACAGTCAAATTATGTGTGTCGAAGTTATTTGCGACATCATTAAATCTTATTTCATCTCCTACAGCAGCAGTAGCAGGTAATGTAATTGTTACTGCACCTCCTGAAGTATTAACAAATATTTTATCACCAGCAAAAGCTGTGTAGTTACCAGTCTTTGTTAACCAATCACTACCTTGTGTTTGTATCTCATACCAGTTTGTGCCGTCTGTAGAAATAAAAACATTTCTACCTGGATTGATAACAAAAGTATTACCAGATCCACCCAATCTTGCTGTAATTTTATTAGAAGTACTTGCGTTTCTTAAAAAATATAATTTCTCTACAGCAGGAAATTGTACAATAAAATCAGATGCATGACCTGTAAATACAATAGCTGCTTGTCTAGCTTCATTGTTTGCTTGTGTTTGTGGTCCGTTGTTCGTGGTCAACACATATGGGCTGGATGATGCCCCTAAATTCTTCGTGTAAACACCTGCAATTGACTGCTCAATAGATTGTGAGAAGTTATTGTTAGTTGTATTACCCCAAGAGTTTGACTGCTCTCCAGAGCCAATTAATTCTATTTTAAGTCTTGTCGAAAATGTTGATGCCATTATGCTGCGTCCTTCCAATCCATTGTAACAGAATCATCAACCTCTGTCCACGTTGTTGTAACACTATCGTCTACTTCTTGATATGCATAAATTGCTGGATTACCACGTCCCACA